CACGCGCCACGCGCCACGCGCCACGCGCCACGCGCCACGCGCCACGCGCCACGCGCCACGCGCCACGCGCCACGCGCCACGCGCCACGCGCCACGCGCCACGCGCCACGCGCCACGCGCCACGCGCCACGCGCCGGGAGGGAGGGATGAATTTGCTGGAGCCACTCGTTGAGTTACTCATCTTCGCTCGTGAACGCGGGGCCGAGGAATTGCCGGAGGTAGAGATGGCGTGCCGCGCGGCTGAGAGAAAGATCGAGGAGCTGCGGACCAAGCGGCGCCGGCGTGAGTCGCGCAATGCGAAGAATCATTGCGTGGTCTGCGACGCGCGGACCAAGGAGATGCTTTGCTGGTCGTGCAAGGAGCATGCGCCGGAGGAGATTAGGAATGCGTTTTTGAATGCGAGTGGCCTGGATGGGATGCGCGCGGCGGTGGAGAAGATCAAGGCGTATGCGGCGAGTAAGAACGGGGTTGGAAAGAAGAGGAGGGCAGCGTGAGCAAGAGGAATGCAAAAGGATGGAACGTAAGCGGGCGATGGGTGACGACCTCTCCTGAATTCCAGGGCCTGACGCAACAGCAGATCGATGAGCGCATTGATCTCGGGCTTGCGCTCGCGATGCACCATGCGAAGCCAGGTGTGCCACTCACTTATCGCGAGATCGCGGCGTGGTGCGGATGTAGCTGGCAGAAGATATGGGTCATTGAACATAAAGCCCTCCAGAAGCTCCGCAAAAAGTTGAGCATGCGGCGCGACCCGTTGTTGATAGAACTGGTAGAGCAGTTCTTCGACCGGCGCCAAGCGGTGGAACGAAAGGAGTTCGATTTATGAGTAAGTACGATCTCCCCACAATTGCCCGCGACGTGCGGCGCGCGCTGATGGTGACTGCATTCCTGGAAATGGAAGTCGGCAGCGGTTTCAAGCATGAAAGGGTAAGCGATCAGATGCGGCGCGTTCTGGCGCTGCTCAATGAACTTACCTTCGACGCTGGACGGTTGGGAATTTGGGTGCGGAATCGGCTGGCGCTGGCGCGAGCGCTCTCGATGGACAAGAGTGATTGTGCGCTGGCGTTGCGCCGGCTGGAGAGTTTCCAGGTGGTGACGATTGAGGAACGGGACGATGGCTGGCTTTGGATCGAGTTGCGCGCGGCGAGGCTGGCAGCGGCCGGCCGCGCGCTGGAGGGCCGCGCGGCGATGGAGGATATCGAGCAGGCTCATGAAATGCGAGTGCATCGGCCGGAAATCCCTGGGATCGAGCGTTCGATCTGCCAGGCGCGCGGGTTCGGATTCGATGCGGCCATGGGCGAAGTGGCTGCTGAAACCGATCTTGCCATTTCCAATGCGGTTGCCGCAGGGTTCAGACGTCGCGGTGCGACAGAGACGGTCGAGGGGAGATTCCCCACCGACGACCGGAATCCGGAGGGGAAACTCCCCTCGACCGGAGGGGAAACTCCCCTCAGCCGGAGGGGAAACTCCCCTCTAAAAACGGACCTGGAGGGGAAACTCCCCTCACGGCCGGTAGATAACCGCGTGCCCGCGTGCGCGCCCGGCGATTCGCCAGATCGACAGATCGGCGATTCGTTCGATTCGAGCGAATCGGGAGCTGTGGCTCAGGGAAAAGGCGCGGCCTGCGGCCGCCAGTTCCGGGATGGCGAGAAAAACTGGATTTTCTCGGAGGTCCAGGAACTGGACGTGAAGGGGGAATTGAGGGACGAAACCTGCCGTCGCACCTGGGTTGCCAGGATTCGCGATTTTCCGCTCCAGATCAGGGAAGCGGTGGGTGAAGTGAAGGAGGAGAAGTTGCTCGGAAAGAAGATTACGTCACCGCTGGGAAGGGTGTTCGTGAAGGCACAATCGATGGCTCGTGACCTGGGAAGGGTGATGCGCTGCTTTCTGGCGCTATGAAGATTATAGGCGATCTGTTAGACTGCGGGGCGGATGTTCCGGTGTCCCCTAGCCAGCGGCGAAGATTCAACGACCTGGGCAGTAATGTACCTGGTCAAGCGCGGCTATTTGGTGGAAATGCCCGGCAAGTGGGAGACGCCGGCGGAATTGTGCGAGCGGCTCGGGATAACGACGCGGACCATGCGGCGCCGGATGAGGAGCAAGTGGATGCCGCAATGTGATGTGGATCGCGGGCCAAAAGGTAGGATTGTGAGGGTGAGGTCGAATGGCGTGGCGGATGCGTTTTTCCGCGTTGGAAGCAATAGCGGCCAAAAATCCGTGGGTTGTGGACAAGTTGGGGACAAGTCGCACGGCGGATGCGTTGCGTGACGATTGCAAACGGCGCATCTGTGGAGCGGATGCCAACCCTAGCCACACCAGCATTCCGCGACGCCGCGGACCGTCCTGAAGCCAGTCATTGGCCAGAAATGAATATCGACGGGCCACTCGATGTGGCAACGGAGCTGGTGGCGCGAGTGTCGAATAATGCAGTGGCGCAGATGATGCAACACGGAGCGCCGCCGGATTTGATCACGCGAATGTTGGGAAAGATCGTGGTCGACGTGATCGAGGAGGCGAAGAAGGAGGATCGGCTGAGGGATTTGTTTGACGGAGCTGAACCGAGTGGCGCGGACCTGGAAATGACTTCGCGGCTTTTGGCGGAATTGATGACTGCGGATAACTGCCGCCTGCAGGCGCGATGCATGGCGTTTGTGCTCGAGCTGACGACGGATAGCCAAACGGAGATCGCGCGCGACGAAGGTGTTGGCAAAGCGGCTGTGAGCAAGCGGTGTATAAGAATTTGCGAGGCTTTGGGATTGCCGCCATCGCGAGGGATGAAAAAGGAGCGGACGCGGAAAGTGTATGCGGATCGGCAACGTGGAAAGAGAAACAGGCCAGCACGCGAGCCGTGGGCGTTTACCGGAATGCTTGGGAGGATATATGGCAGTTGCTAAGGCAGTCGCAATTGACCAGGTGATGACGCCGGCGGATGACCTGGCCAGTTGGAGGGAACGGATCAAAGAAGCGCTGGGCTATGTGGATCAAACGATGGCGATGGTGCAGTTGGCATTAAAGAAGATCGTTGATATTGGATCGTGGTTGAAGGTTAAGAAAGGCGAGTTGAAGCATGGCGACTGGTACGAGTGGCTGGAACTAGAGTTGCCTGAATTGCCTAAGTCAACAGCGGCGCGATGGATGAAACTGGCAGAGTTCGCGGATAAGAAAGGTGCTGACCTGGAGAACGCTAATAGCGTTACGCAAGCTTATAGACTTGCGGGGTTGTTACCTGAACTCGAAGCAGGCGCGGGCGAAAGCAAAAGCTCTGGCGCTGCATCATTCATCACGCACCTGGTGCAGGCTCACAATCAGCTGAATGCGCGGCTCTCGAAATGTCCTGTCGAGCAGTGGCCGGCGCAGGACAGGGCCATCCTCAAGCAGCGTATAGCGCCTTGGGTGGAGCTGTACGAAAAGCTCTGACCAAACCCTCAAAAACACTTCCCCATTATGGTTTTTATGGTCAGCCACCCCCCCCTAAGGAATCTCTTACGGCAAGGCCCCCAGGGAGGGGTCTTGGCGACTCTCAGTGTTTTTGTATGCGTGATGAAAAAAACAGGTTCCCATGAAAATTTAGCGGCCGGCCGGAAAAAGCCGGTCGAGATCTCCGGAATCCCCGTGCACTGCAAATTCGACCGAATTTGCGATGCCGAGGAGCTGACCCCGCATCCTGACAACGCGCACCGTTCCCATCCGCCGAAGCAGCTCGAGAAATACGAGATCGTCATCGCCGGCAAAGGTACGCGGCGCGGCAATGGCTGGAGGAAGCCGGTCGTGGTGTCCAAATTCTCCGGCTTCATTATCAGGGGGCACGGCGCGTGGCTCATGGCGAAACGCCGCGGCTGGAAAATTCCGGTCGAATACCAGGCTTACAAGGATCGCGCGGAGGAGCGGCGCGATCTGCTCGCGGACAACCGCCTGGCGGAAGAGGCGCTGACGGATAACGCCAAGCTGGCGAAGTTGCTCTCGGAGATGGATGAGGAAGACCTGAGCATCGCGGCTTTTTCGTCGGACGAATTGCAGAAGCTCCTCTCCGACGCAGACACCCGGGAAGGTGACTTCCCCATCACCGCCAAATTGCATGAAAGCTATGACTATGTGCTCGTCTTCACCGAGAACGAATCGGACTTCGTCTTCCTCCAGACACTCTGCGGCGTCCAAACCGAACGCAGCTACAAGAAGACCGGCGTCGGCCTCGGACGCGCGATCCCGTTCAAGCGGTTCCTCGAGGCCATCCGTCAAAATCGTCATTCCCTCGATGTCCAGGGCGGCGACCATGACGACGCACGACCTCATTCCAAGCGCGATGGTGTGCGTGCCGCAAAGCCAATCGAGAGATTACGGCCGCGTGGTCAGCGGAAACCGGCTCATCACCCACCCCGACAGCGTTAAGGGCCTGACGCCGAAGCTCAACTGGCTCCTGGATCGGCTTTCCGATTACGAGGCGGTGGTCTTCGTGGACGATGATATTCTGACGGTGCAGCGGTGTTTCGTCGAACGAGGCGAAGAGGCGACGATCCGCGATCCCCGGCTCATCGAGGCGATCATCCTCAATACGTTCATCCTGGCGCGCGACGTGGGCGCGTTCTATTTCGGCTGGGAGGCGAGCAATGGCGCCCTTCGGTACTTCACCGGGTTAAAGCCGATCGCGTTGACCGGCTATATCAACGGGTGCGCGATGGGATTCCGCCGCGGTCATGGTTTGCGCTTCGACGAAAGGATCGTGGCGAAGAATGATTTCGATATCGCGGCCGCGAATGCTTTTGCCCACCGGATGTGCGTGAAAGACTGTAGGTACACCTTCTGCCAAAAGGAAACCTTCGTCGGCAAGGGAGGGCAGGCCGCTTTCCGAACTTCCATCACAGAGAAGCGCGACGTCGAGTTGCTCCGGAAGAAATGGGGCGATATCTTCCACGCTGGCGGATTCAGCGGGACGCGGAAGCGTGATTATGCCGGGGCGCAAAAGATCACGATGCACCTTCCTTTCTAAGCAGCGGCCTTGCCACGCGAGGCAAAAGTGAGCGGTCGATTGGTTTCGCGCGACGTACGAGGCGGCGCGCGCGAAACTCCTTTCGTTCCTGGATGACCAGGGGCGCTAACTAAAAACCGGGAAGAGCCAACCCGACCAAAAACCGGTGCAAGATACAATGCAGACTCCGCAGCAAGTAATCGAGAAGCTTCAAAAGCTCCTCCGCCTCTCAGAATCGCCGCTGCGGGGCGTTTTTCGTTCTCGCGTCGGAGCCCCGGGCCGGCATAGTCTCGCCGCCAATATCAACCGGGATGAGCCGACCCGTAAAAACAGGCGCCTTGAAAGATGCCAAATCAGATTGCGCTGAAGCTGCCGGACGCTTTGCTCGTCCGCTATTACCGGGAGGGAAGGATAGAAAAAGTCCGGAAGGTAGCCCAGAACAGGAGGACAAAGGCGGTCACCGTTACCCTGGAGGACGGCACCGTCGATAAATGGAAGCACGTGAGCGACTGGATTCCGGACTTGGATTGATTGCGCTGCCGCGCCAGATTTGCCGGCGTGAGCGCCCAAAATGCCAAAGACGCCGCTGACGATTGGGTTGCCAGGGCGCGACTCCCCGATCGCGGCGACGGTCGCAAGCTGCAGCTCGTCGTTTTCCAGAATGACGAGGATTGCCGCTTTTTCTACCCGCGCCGGGTGCTGACCTGGCAGCAGAAGGTAAACACCTATATTTCGCGCGCTCTCCGGGTGCGGGGGATCCGGGTTATGCGGATATGCATCACGCCGGCGGATTATGAGACATGGCGCGGCGGCCGGCCGGACTCCCCGGAATTGCGGCGCCAGTACGCCGACGGGTTGCAGGTGCTCATCGACCCTGCGTGAGCAGCGGCCCTGCCAGGCGCAGGAAAAGTGATTGAGGGGTTGGTTTCGCGCGACGTTACGACTGGCGGCAGCCAAACTCTACTCGTTCGGGGGACAATCCCTCGGACACAAACCAAAACCGGGAAGAGCCACCCCGACCAAACAGGCATTTCGAAAAAATGAAACCAGTCACTAAAATCCGCAGTCTCGGATTCATCAAAGTCAACAAACTCGTACGCGCAGCGCGCCGCCTCGAGGAGCTTACGCCGGCCTTCGAGGATTGGGCATCTGGTGAAGTCTACGTGTGCAAGAAGACGGGCGATTACCGTTACAGGTTCGGCGACCGCAGCAAATCGGTCGCTCCCTGGAATGCGGTCGCCCGGGAAGTGTTCGCCGGCCCGGAGGAACTCGCCTTCGCCGCGATGGTACTAATTAGGGACCAAGTAGTGCCCAAATTGCAGTCAAACACTGCAAAATTGAAGCCGGGCTCTTCCGGCGCAACCGTTGGAGCTTCTCCGTGGTTCCGTTCCTTCGCCTTTCGGGCCGCTGGCTTTCCGAAGCCGGTTTCCCTACGGGCTGCAAGGTCCAGGTCCACGTCGAGGCCGGCAGCATTACCATCCGCCCGATATGATCCGCCTCGATCTCCCACTCATTGGCCCTGCCGTCTCCGTCCTGGAGACGGCCAGGGTGCTCGCCTCGAGGCACCGGAGCGTGGCCATCCTCACGCATGGCGATCCGGGCGTCGGCAAGTCCCACCTGCTCGATCTGCTGGCGGCCGAAATCACAGGCTCGCCGTTCGCGGTCGAGCGGGTGAATGGCCAGTCCCTCGGGATTGACCTGGTCAGGGAATGGCGCCAGCGGGCCGGCTACGGCAATCTCTTCTCGTCCTGGACGGTGAAGAGGATTGACGAATTGGACGAGGCGAGTTCCAGCGCCCGCGCGGAGCTGCTCAGTTACCTCGATTATATGCCCGACGGGCTTGCCATCCTCGCCAGCACGAACAATTACGGCAGGCTGAGGGCGGAATCGAAAGGGCGGCTGGAGACCCGATTCAAAACCTTCCGGGTGGACGCTCCTTCGATCGAGGAGGCGCGGCGGTATCTTCGGACGCAGTTCCGGATTCCCGCCGGTGCCTCCCTCGCCATCGCCCAGGGCGCGGTCCCGGACGGGTGCCTCCCGTCGGAAGGGGTGAACATGCGGGCGTGCATCGAGGACGCTGAGGCGTTCGCCGCCGCGGCGGCCGTGCGAAAGACGGAGGTCGCCGCGTGACGTTCGCACAGGTGGTCACGCCCGGCGGCTACATCTGCGGGGAGGTCGCGAGCGCGATGCAGAAATGCATCCGCCGCGGCCTCGCCGATGATGCGCTCTATTGGGCAACGGAACTCGACCTGGCCGGGTACGGGGAATACGTCTTCAAACGCCTCAGAATCATCGCGAGCGAGGACGTGGGGCTGGGAGAGCCGCTCGCGCCGGCGACGATCCAGGCGCTTTACCAGAGCTGGCTGGACGTGCGTAGGAAGAAGGACACACTGCACGCCCCGGAGCGATTGTTCCTGGTCCACGCGGTTCTCTTCCTCGCGGCTTCCAGGAAGAGCCGGATGGTGGACCATGCGCTGGTGGTGATGTACGAGGGCCGGCGCGATCCGCGCCCGATCCCCGACTTCGCCCTGGACCGTCATACCGTGCGCGGGAGGGCCGCAAAACGGGCGTGGCGGCACTTCTGGCAACACGGGAGCCATCTGGAGAACAAGGCCGCCCTGGACGATCCCTACGAAGAGCAGGCACGGGCCATTCGGCAGGGCAAACAGGCCGATCTGCCCGGGTTCGAATAGGTGACAGCCCTTCCCAGGCGTGAAGCTATCGCCCGAGGACCTTGACAAGCTGCGGGTCAAGCAAGTCGCCAACATCATCCGGAAGCTGAACGCCGGCAAAACCCTCACGGCGCGTGAGGAGGCGCTCCTCGCCCAGGCACGTACCGGCGGGAGCGCCACGGCGCCCAGCGCGTTCGCCCAGACTTGGGACGATCTCGCGCAGCGCCTCGGCGTCAGCCGAAAATCGCTCCAGAACTGGCGGGAGCGTCCCGATCTGATAGGACTCCTCCCGCGGCCACGGGCGGACGGCCGGCATGACGTCACGGCATGGGCGAAGGCGATGGTCGACCATGGCCTGGCTCGCGCGGACGAGGACCTGGTGGACGAAAACGCGATCGGGGCCCCGAAATCGGTCCGGGACTGGAAAGCCTACCGGGAGGAGCTGACGTGCCGTGAGATCGAGCGCCGGATCGCGCGCGGGGATGGGAAGCTCCTGGTTGCCTCGGATATCGAGGTCGCCCTGGGGCAGTTCCTCGCCGGCATCAGCACGGCGCTCACGCATCTTCCTGGAAGTGCGGCGCGGTTCCTGGTCGGGATCCGCGATATCCATGTGGTCCAGGCGAAGCTGCAAAGCGAGATAGACACGATTCTCTTGCGGCTGAACGCCGCGCGCTTCCTGGAGGAGCAATTGATTGCCGAGGTCGTAGGGGAGATCGCCCTCGAGGGCCAGGACGCGACGGCTATCGCAGGATGCGTGCGCGAGGTATTGCGGAGAATGGGACGCCGCGCTTTGCCAGGCGAAGCCGCCGAATCTCTCCCCGCGCAATGCGCGCCAGAGCACTCAGAAGAGGCCGAAGAGCCAGTTCCGCCAGCGCCACCGCAAAAACGAAAGCCCAAAAAGTCACCGGTCAAGAGTGCCAAATTGACGGCGAACCGCAAGCGTGTCCCTGCCAAGCGGCGAAGAAAGTAAGTCAGAAGTACCGCAAGGCGAGTATATCAACGCCTGGCAGTGGCTCTGCGGCATCATCCGGGCGACGATGCGGGCGCGGCCGGTGCAGCGCATCTGGGAGTGGATCGATGCCGGCAACGTGTCGATCCCGCTGATCGTCGGCAGCCCGAACCCCGGACCGCTGAAGACGGACCGGTTCCCGATCTACCGGGGCCTTTACGACCTGGTGCAGCGGCCGGGTGTCCACTTCTTCACGTTCTGCTCGAGCGTCCGCACGGGTAAAACGCTACTATCCATTTGTATAGTGTTATGGTGGATCGGGGAGAAGTGCGGCGGTCCCGTGCTCTGGCTCGATCCGACGCGCAAGTCGGCTCTGAAATTCAGCCGGACGGAACTCGATCCCTTCATCCGGGAGTGCGCGCCGGCGTGGGAAAAGGCTATTGTCAGCAAGACGACCTGGACAGCCCTGGAGAAATTCTTCCGCGGGTGCTTCCTTCGCCTGGTCGGAAGCGGAGCTGAGGCCGACTTACACGGGTTTCAGGCGGAGCTGGTGGTCCTCAACGAATCTGTGCGGCTTCGGGCCTCGATTGAGAAAGACGCCACCAGCGCCGATAAAGCGATCGCGCGTTCCAATCAATTCGAGCACACGCGCTTGATACTTCGGAATTCCACCCCGGAGAATGAACTCGATGATATCTGGACTAACTTCAAACTTGGCAGCCAGCATTATTGTTACCTTCCTTGCCCGCATTGTGGCCATCGCCAGCGTTTGACCTTCTGGAATGAGGAAAAGGAAGTTCCCTTCGACGAAAACGGGAAGTTACTTCCGCGCGGCGAGAAGAGGGTGGAGAAGACTGGACGGATCAAGTTCGAGCAATTCGCCATCTTCGAGGATCGCGAGATTGAGCCCGGCAAAATAGAGAAGATCAAAATAGGCTACGACATCGAGGCGGTTGCCCAGGGCGCGACTTATGAGTGCGCCAAATGCGAGAAGGATATCGACCGCAGCGATCTGAACGGGATGCTTGCGGCGGCGCAGACGGCGGATGATTGGTGGCCACACAATCCCGGCGCTCCAAAGGATCACGTCTCCGCGCATCTCAGCGCGCTCTATTCTGTGTTACAGAGCTGGGGAGCGGCCGCGAAGGAATTCCTCCTCGCCAAAGGCAACGCGGCCAGGATGCGGAAGTTCCACAATCTTACCCTGGGGCTGCCGTTCATCCGTCACGCGACGACGATCAAGGAAGACGATATCGACCGGGCGGCGAAGCGATGCCCGAAACCATACCTCAAAGGCCAACTCCCTCTAAAACCGGAGATTCTCTCGATGACGGTCGACGTCGGCGGAATGGTCAGCGGCAATTTCTGGTGGTCAATCCGCGCCTGGGGAGTGCTTTGGGACCACCCTGAGCAGCCGACGTGGTCGGCGCTCGTCGATTGGGGTCCCGCGGTTTCATGGGAACAGATCGAGGAGATGGCGGGACTCAAGCCGCTGCCGGTGGGCGGCACGGCGCAAAGCATCCGCGACCTGGGGAGGGAGCGTTACAATGAATACTCCTGGCGCGATCCTGGTACCGGCGAGATCACGAAGTTCCGCGTCACCTGCGGCCTGGTCGACTCCGGTTATGAGGCCAAGGAGGATAAGAATGTTTACGAGTTCGTGATGAAGCACAGCCACGTCTTCAGCGCGAGCAAGGGCGGCGGCCAGCAACACCTGCGCGGCAACACGATCCGCGTGACCCAGGTCGATTACCGCGACGATAAGCTCGATCTGGTTTGGTATTGGGACGACTGGTTCAAGCAGGGACTCTTTTACCACGCTATCAAGGAGGGCAAGGTTCTCTGGTTCATCCCGTCCAACACGGACGAGGATTACAAGAACCACCTGACCGCTGAACGGACTGAGGAGAAAAATGGTAAGCTGGAATGGGTAAGGAGCGGCCCGAACCATTTGGCGGATACGGAGAAGGAACACGAGGTCCTCCGCGATTCCATCGAGGAGCAACTGGATGAGATCCGCGCGTGGGTGGCCGCCCAGGAGGAAGAGGCCGAGGCCAAGAAGACGCATTGACAGGCGGACGCCTCTCGGTTTGGCGACCGCGCCGGCGTGCCTCTTTCGAGCGACACGCCGGCGTCTTTTTTTGACAGGGGGCCGCGCAAGCGATGACCGCGCCTCAACTCACCGACTATCTCATCGCGGAAATCCTGGCTGCGGACGGCGACACGACCTGGGTGCAGGGGCTGCTGACGGCGGCCAAGGCGAAGATCGCGAGCGGCTCCGGTGAGATCGCGCCAATCACCAGCGGAAGCCTGGGGGGGAAGAATTTCTCGCGGGAGCTGCGGATGGACCCTGTGACATTCGCGGCATGCTGCCGTGAGGCGCTCGATTTCGTCGCCCACAAGTCCGTCTCCTGCACCCGGCTGGATTTCTCCCGCATCTCGGACTAGCCCATGTCTTTCAACTCGTTCCTTCGGTATTGGGAGACGATCCGCCCTTCGCACGATCGTACGCAGATTTATTACATGCTGCCGTATGACTCGAAGCAGTACCTCAATCACTTTACCCGCCGTGAAATTACACGGCGCGTTGAATGGCTGGCGCAGCAATTCGGCTTCGTAAAGGACGCGCCCAGGGCGATTGCCAGGCATGCCGTCGGCAAGGGGGTTTCACTCCAGCTCAACACGAAGAACCGGAAGTGGAACCGGCTGGCGGCTGCCGATTTCGAGAAGTACGCGCTCACGCCGGCTCGTATAGATATCGCCGGGCGCCGCAATTTCTACGACATGCAGTTTTCGGCGGTGGAGCAGCATTACTTCCGCGGGGAGTTCTTTGCGAGCGCGGCGCGAAACCCTCGCTGGGATGGTGAACCGTGCTGGCAGCTTTGGGATACGATGGAAGTGCTGACGCCGTCCACGATGGAGGACGGAAAGGACGCATACGACGGGGTTCAGCTCGATCAGTTCAACAATCCCACCGGCTATTACGTCCGGACAAATAATGACCGGGGATGGGAGCTGATCGACGCGGCCAACATGGTCCACTGGTACCGGGCGACTGCGATCAATCAAATCCGCGGGGAGAGCGCGTTCGCCCCGGTGATCAATCGCCTGGTGGACTGGCACGACCTTGAGAACCTCGTCTTCCAGCACGCGAAGACCCACTCCACGCTCGCGATTGCTGTCAAAAAACTGGCGAAGGTCGGCGGCAAAGGCGCGTTCAGCGCGATCAAGAAGGCAGGCCCGCACGGCATGCAGCAAGAGCGGCGGCAAAATCCTGACGTCGATATGAGCGGCCTGGAGAAGGCTTTCCCTGGGGCCATCGCCTATCTTGGCCAAGAGGGAGAGGTCCAGCTCGTCACCGGCAACAGCCCGAACGAGAAGCTCGCGCCGTTCATCTCGAACCAGATTGCCCCGAATGTCTTTGCCAGCCTGGGGCTGCATGCTGAGTTCCTCTGGAACCCCAAGGACCTCAGCGGCGCGAATCAGCGGTTCATTCTTGCGTGCGCCGATCTGCTCTTCGGCATCACCTTCGACGGCCTCGCCACGCGCTTCAATGATCCGGTCGCCTATCGTTACCTCCAGCACCGGATCGAGACGAAGAAGCTGCCGGAGCCGGATGATGCTACCTGGGCGGATACGATGTCCTGGCAGCAGCCGGGCCGCGTCACCGTCGATAACGGACGGGACGGACTCCTGGAGATATCGCAGCTCGCCAACGGCACACGGAATCTCCGCGCGATCTATGACAAGATCGGGAAGGATTGGCGTCCGGAGACGCGGCAATGGATCCGCGAATGGATCGAGTTCGAGGAGATGGCCGAAGAGGAGGGCGCGACGCCTGAACAGGTCGAGCGGCTGTTGAACCGCTGGCGTGCCGGCATGCCTGGCGCCGGCGCCGGGGCCCCGACGGCCGCGCCCGGGCCTGCCCCGGATGACCTGGCCAATGATGAGCCGGGCAAGAAACCGAAGCCGGGCGAGGACGATGACGACAAACCCGATCCCAAGGACGCGGGCAAAAAGGGGAAGAAGAAATGACGTTTCGTAAATGCCACGGAATCAGGGCAGCCACCGCTCACGTGAGAGATGGATGCCCTGATTTCGAGGCGCTTAGAGAAGTCGATGCATCGACGCCATCATGAGAATCCCCGAATTCCTGCTCAGTGAACCCGTCGGCGTTTACGCGCCGGCGCTGGCGGCGTGGCTGCTCAGGCGCGAGCGCCTCGATGAGCGGATGAACCTGCCGGTGACCGAGGGGCAGCTCTCGATCTCCGACTTCGTCAACGCGCGCCGGCCGTACCAGGTCTCCGACCAGGGCATCGCGGTCATTCACGCAAACGAGGTTCTCAGCCGGACCGCGACGAACGTGGACAAGCTCCTTGGCGACACCCATTACAACGATCTCATCACGGAGCTGGCGCAGGCCGTGGACGATGACCAGGTGCGCGGGATCCTGCTCGATATCTCCAGCCCGGGCGGATCGGCGGTCGGCGCTCCAGAGGCGGCGCAGGCCGTCCAGGATGCCGCCCAGGAGAAGCCAGTGGTTGCCTACGTCGAGACTGTGGGCGCGAGCGCGGCCTATTACTTCGCCGCGGCAAGCAATGCCATCGTGGCGTCGCCCAGCGCGATCGTCGGCTCGATCGGGACGATTTCCATGTTCCCGGATATCTCTGCGATGCTCGAGCGCTTCGGGGTGAAGTTCAATATCATCACGCCCGAACAATCGGATTTGAAAGCCACGGGCAATCCGTTTCGGGCGATGACCGATGCCGAGAAGGAATTCCTTCAAAGCCGCGCGGAATCGCTGAACGCAGCGTTCACGAGCTGGGTGCAGTCTCACCGTCCGATGGTCGATGACGGAACGATGCGGGGCCAATGGTTTTCGGGATCGCAGGCAATAGCCAACGGCATCGTGGACCAGGTGGGGAATCGCACCGATGCGTTCGCGGCCCTCGAGGCGCTGATCGCCTACTCGTTTTGACAATTTGCGCGTGACGTTATGTTCTGGAAAACCCGTTTCCTTTCGCCCCTCTACTTCATGGCCGACAAAGCCGCAGGCGGAGGCGGCGAAAAACCGGCAACCGTTCCCGAACTGACGCAGCGCGTCGCGGACCTCGAAGCCGAGAGGAACACGCTTCAAACGAAGCTCACCGCGGCCGAGGGCCAGGTCACCGCGCTCCAGAGCGAGAAGGGTGCGCTTCAAACGAAGCTCACCGCGGCGGAAGGCCAGGTCACCGCGCTCCAGGGCGAGAAGGGTGCGCTTCAAACGAAGCTCACGCTGGCGGAGGAGCAAGTCATCACGCTGAAGGACTCGCAGAAAACCGCGGAACAACTCGCAAGGGAGGAAACCGCGCGGCACGGCGCCGCTCCAGTCCAGAAGGCACCGGACGCCAATGCTGCCCAGGCCGGAGGCGATGTCGCGCTTTGGGAAGAATATCAAAAGGCTGACCCGATTACGCAGTCGACGATGCGCAAGGAGAAGGGCGCGGAATTGCAGAAAGCCGCGAAGGCCTGGGACGCTGCGCAGAAGAAGTAACCAATTCGCCACTTACACGCCGACTTACTAATTTATGAACATCCTCAAATCTCTCGCGGTCCGCGCCGCGAACATCGCGTTCCTTCTGGTTGCCGGCATGGGCTGCGTCTTCCTGAACGCGGTCACTAAACTGACCGGCTTCCAGCCCTGCCTCTGCATCATCACTGGCGACGCGAGCCTTCGCCTGGACAAAGTGCTTGATCTCATCCTCGTGCAATTCAAACGCCGCCTGGCGCCGATCACGATGTTCAGCCACGTCTTTCAGGCCGCCGAGGTGCCGCGCGATAAATCGCTCTTGGTGCCGTACGTCCCCCTCGATGAAAGTGACTCCCAGGACTGGGATCCCGATACCGGCTACAGCGAGGGAGATTTCAACATCGAGAAGATTCCGGTGCCGCTGACGAAGCGCAAATACCAAGCTCTCTCTTTCTCTTGGACCGATCTCCTTGGGTTGCCTGCCGAGACGCTCGCCGCCTCGATGGTCCAGAAGGCGGACAAACTTGCCGCCGATGTCACCGCGGATATCCTCAGCGTCGTTACGAACGACAACTACGGCGCTGCGATCGCGGATTCCACGGCGGATGCGTGGGACACCGACAGCATCGCGGACGTCGGCACCAAATTGAGCCAGGCCAACTGGCCGACCGTCGGGCGCTTCATGGTCCTGGATTCGACGTTCTGCGGCAATCTCCGCAAGGACCCGGCGTTGAAATTCGCTTACGCGAGCGGCAGCACCACAACTCTTCGCGAGGGCCTGATCGGAAACGTGTCCGGGTTCGATACCGCGGAAGTGCCGAACTTCCCCAGCAACGGCGAAAATCTGCGCGGCATCACCGCGACTCCGTTCGGAATCCTGGTTGCCAACTGCCCGGTCTCCCCTACCGAGGAGGTTAAGACCCTGCTGTCCGATTATCGCGTGGTGACCGATCCTCAGACCGGCCTCACGCTCACCTACCGCGCCTGGGGCTCTCCGGATTTCGACCTCGCCAAGCGGATCATCGAGTTCAGCTACGGGTACGCGAAGGGCGATCCGCTTCAGCTCAAGCGCATCACCGATTCAAGCGACGAGTAAACCGCCGATACTGTACAAATGTTCACTCAAGTCAGAGAGACCGGCGCGGGCATTCAGTTCGGAATCAACCCGAACCAGGGCGTCGGGTTCCACGGCGCCGGCCCGACACCGCAACGCGCCGGATCGGTCCAGGCGGCTGTCCCGCTGCTCACCGCGGCCTCGGGCGTTTTGACCTTCAGCGAAAAACCGTCCAACGGCGATACGGTCACCATCGGGGCGACCACCTACACGTTCAAGACGACTCTGACGGGCGCGGCCAATGAAGTGTTGATCGGGGCGAACGCAGCCGCGGCCATCGCGAATCTTTGCAGCGCCATCGCCGCCGGCGCCGGCGCGGGGAGCACTTACGGCACGGGCACCGTTGCCAACGCGAGCGTCACCGCCGCAGCCTCCGGAACCGGCGTAGCCTTGACGGCCATCACGCCTGGCAGCGCGGGCAACGCGATCGTCACCACCAGCACCGGCACGATAGCCAGCTTCGGCGCCGCCACGCTCGCGGGCGGCACGGACCTCACCGCATCGAGCGGCACGCTGACCTTCACCGGCAATCCGCTGAACGGCGAGACCGTTACAATCGGCGCGGTGACTTACACCTTTGTGTCGGCGCTTGTGGACTCGCCGACCGTCGATAACGAGGTGGTGATCGCCGGGACGCTCGCGGAGACCATCGACAACCTTTGCGCGGCGATCGGCTCCGGAAGCGGCGCCGGCACGGCCTATAGCGGGACCACTCCGGCTAACCCGGCCGTGGCCGCGGTCGCCGGCTCGACCACCGTCACCCTCACGGCGACCGATGCGGGCGCAGGCGGCAATGCGATCCCGACCACCGAGACGAGCACCATGGCGAGCTTCGGTTCGGTCACGCTCACGGGGGGAACCAATCTCGCGGCCGCCACCGGCGCCCTGACGCTGGCCGGCAACGTGGCGAACAACGAGACGGTGACCGTCGGCGCGACCACCTACACCTTCAAGACGGCCCTGAGCACAGGGCCGACCGTCGCGAACCAGGTCTTGATCGGAGCCAATCTCGCGGCCTCGATTGTGAATCTTTGCCTTGCGATCAACGGCGGATCGGGGATCGGGACGGAGTACTCGACCGGGACGGCCGCGAATGCCAGCGCGACGGCAGCCGGCGCGGGGACAACCGTGACGCTTACGGCGATCACGGCGGGGGCCGCCGGCAATGCCGTGGCCACCACGACCACCAGCGCCGTTGCGAGCTTTGGCGCGACCACCCTCCTTGGCGGCGTGAATGCGGCGACCATCGCTCAGCTCACCGCCCTGGTAAACGAATTGCAGGCTGCGCTGGTCCAGAAGGGCCTGATCAAAGGCTCGGCATGAGGACCGCCATCACACTCGGTTATCCGCACGAGGGTGGCACTCCGCTCCTGGTGGCAGGGCCGGAGGTCCCGATCCGGAAGCAGCGCGACGCGCTGAAGGAAGTCATCCGGCGCGGAAAGTTCCACCCGGAGTTTCATACCCTTGAGATTTGGGAGAGCGATTCTGGGTGCGTAAAGTATATACGCCGGCTGCCGAAAGCGGAGAAGGAAGAGCCCGCGAGGCCTCCGAAAAAGCCGAGGGCAGAAAAGCCAAAGGTCAAATCGACCTGATTACTTTGTTGTTTGGGGGTTAGCGCCCCGCGCGGATGGGGGATTCGCGCGGGGCGTCTCTTTTTTGACAGGGGAGGGGAATCATGGAAACTGCCGAACATTCCGCCCTGGTCTCCACCATTCTCGATCTCGACGCGGAGATCGCGGCGCTCGAGGAGAAGCGAAAAGTGGCAGCGGACGCGCTGATCGCCCTGGGAGAAGGCGAGTACCTCGACAAAACCGGCGAGCGCCGGCTCCTGGTGATCGTGCCTTCGGCGCCGAAACCGACCTTCGAGCTTTATCCGAAGAAAGCGCTCGAGGATTTTTGCGAGAAGGCCGGAGTGAAGAAGGCGACGAATGAACAGGTGGCCGCGTTCTTCGAGGCCCGAGAGGCCGGCGCTCGCAAGCTGGCCGGGATCGCGTTCGGGGAACTCTTCAATCGCCTGGTCACTTACTCTCCGGTCAAAGGGTTCGCGGACATCGTGCCTAAGTTGCTGACGCCCGCGAAGGCGCGGAACCTTCTCGATTTTTGCCGCGTCCACGGAGAGGCCGCCAAAGCCCACATCAAGAAATGAGCCAGTTCGACGATGCCATTGGCTCGATGTTCAGCCAGGCGTTCGATATCATAGGCGGAACGGGATGCACTTACGCCGGCACGAATTACAACGGGGTCTTTGATTCGTTTGCGACGGAACTCGAGCTGGTGATCGGCGGCAAGGTGCAGCGGGCGCGCGGGCAGATCGTCATTCCTCTTTCACAGTTCGCGGTCGACGCTGAGACGCCGGCGGCGCAAAAGACAATCCTGGTCGGGACGCAGGCCTGGCGCATCATCAAGGTGGACGCGGACGAGCTGGCCTTCACCTGTTACCTCGGAGGGGTGAACGAATGATGACGCTGCTTCTAAGCGAGGCCTCGGTTGTGGCACTCATCACCGCGGCGCCGGTACCGGAAGCGCTCGATGGCGTGAACGTCTATGCGGCCACCCAGGACGGCGAACGGGAGCTGCCGTGCATCGTGGTGGAATGCGTGCAACTGAAGCCGCTCGGATCGAGCGCGATCGCATCCGCGGAACTTTCGGTCACGCTGCACGCCCACGCGGAGGATGTTACGGCCGCGCAGCACGCGGCCTGGTTCGATGCGCTTACGACGCTGCTCTACAATCAGCCGTGGAAGGGCCTGGAGATCGCCGGCGTCCATTTCTATGGCGCCCATCTCGGCGTCCGGGACGCGCGCAAGGAAGGGTTTCATTGGGTCGCCGAACTGCGGATTCGCGCGGGCCAGGGCGCGCTCTGACTTTGACAAAGGAAAAAGTGGTATGCCTGCCAGCGAAGTCTCCTTCGGCGTAACGCTCAACTCCGGAAGCCTGATCGATGCGGTGGACACCGAGGATCTGATCGAGACCAAGGCACTCAAGGGGAGCAACGGGGAGGTCGCGAAAGTCCACACGTTCAACCCGACCTTCAAAGGCAGCGTGAAGGGCCATGGCGTCTGCACCGTGGCCGTGGGCGTCGGCGATCCCGGCGTCAGCAGCATCACCGGCGGCGTCACGGTCATCAACTCGTTCAAGAACATGGAGAAGAACGACGACTTCGACGGCTGGGAATACAGCTTCGAGAATTACCCGAACGCAACCTCACTCTGATGAACGAAATCAGCGCCAGTCTTTCCGTCAGCGTTTCCCAGGGCGGCAACTCCGCCTCGGGATCGGTCTCTTTCCACGCGGACGCCCAGGCCGACGGTTTCACCGGGTCCGAGCAGCTCGCCGGCACGACGGCGGCCGCGCTCGATTTCGGCGACCTCGCGCTCCCTCAGATGCTCTTCGTCAAGAACCTGGACTCGGCGAATTTCGTCCAGATCGATGCGAATAGCAGCTTCAACGGCTTCCCGCAGAAAATTCTGCCGGGGCAGGGTGTCTTCCTGGCTCCGAAGACGGGCACTATCTACGCGAAGGCTGATACCGCCCCGGTGCTCCTATGGGTCGTCGTTGCCTGATCTCGATATGAACGCCCACGCAAAACGCAAGCTTGCTCAAATCCGCGGCGAAAAGCGCGTCCTGGAGCAAAACCTCGAGATCCACAAGAAGCAGCTTCTTACGGCGAAAGAGGGCCAGTTCAAGACCATGCTCGAGAAGAGCATCGCAACGGATGGCGAGCGCATCGAGTGCCTTGGCGCGATGGCTGCCGCGCTGGCCCCGTTGGCCGGCGAAGCGCCGCCTGCTCCCAAACCTCCGGCGTAGCGGGCAACCGCCGCTTTCAATCCCAAGATCACTATGCAAAAAGGCGACAAGTTCGTTCGCATCAACGAGGTGGACACCGATCCCCTCCAATCCCCGAACACCATCATGATGGTGTGCCTGCTTACCCTCGGCATCCCGCTCGCGGAGCCGTTCAAAGATACACGCGAGTTATTGCCCAACGGCAGCAAACGCCGCGAGACCATCTGGGTGCTCAAGGAAAAGAGCGAGTGCGGCCAGTATGATACATCGGAAATGGTCCGCGCCTGGCATGATCCGGATTGGGTCAAAAATAATCCCGAGCATCCGCTGGCGTATATGAAGCTAGCCTTCGAGAACCACACCCGGGCTGTAGATCACTTGAAGCGCGACGTGCCGCTTGCGCTCATCCGGAAGGGGAAGAAGATCGCGCTGATTCCTTTCAACGCCGACGCCAAAACCAAGAACGGGCTGCTTTCCCTGCTGACCAAATGAGCACGGAACAAACTCAGGCGGAACGGGATTTCGCGAATCTCGCCGCCTTTATCCGGCCGGACGCGCCGGTGGTCGCCGGCGTCACGCTGCGCCCGCTCTCGGCCGGGAGCTACGCGCTCCTGGGCGTGACGAAGAACGAGCTGATCAACCCGACGGGCGAGGAGATCGAGGTCCCGGACCCGAAGACGGGCGCCATGATCAAACGCCGGCAGCCGCGTAACGCGGAGCTGGAGGCGCTGGCGTTCATCTTCATCCATGCGGCGCCGCTGGCGCATGTGCGTCGCGTAGCGTTCAACGAGCAGCTCTTCCGCGAGGCGGTCCTGGCGTGGGCGGACGAATTGCCGATGGATGCGCTTGCCGGGGCGCTCGAGCAGATCGGGACGATCCTCGCGCCGCTGTCGAGCGCCAAGGTCGAGATCACGCCGAAGCCTCTGCCCCCAGGCGTGAAACCGGACTCGCCGCCCCCAAACTCGTAGAGCCAATCTGGATCGCCTCGCGCATTCTCAGGTTGGCGAAGATTACCAATTGGGATGAGGACTTCCTGACCTGGCGATTGCCTCTGACGCGGTTCCTTCAATATGAGCACGCGGACATGCGCGAGGAGGGCCATTGGACGGTGATCCCAAGCGCGCCGGCGGAAGATCAGTTTTACAAGCTGCTCCAGGATTATGGCGGATGAAGTCTTCGATATCGACGCGACCGCGTTCAACCGCGGCCTCGAGCTGCTTCGGCGGATCGTCCCAAAGGAGACGAACGTCCTTCTGAAACAGGTCGCCGGGAACTTCGTCAAGAAGGTGGTCTCGATCACGCCTCCCGCCGGCGGCGGCCGCACCGGCCTCGATGCGCGCCGCGCGGGCGAGCGTTCCATCGACCGGGACCTCGATGCCGTCTTTGAAGGGCGCCCTCGGATCGGGCGGCGCCAGGTCAAGAAGGTATTCGGGCACACGCCGAAGAGCCCGATCTTCGTGAAGACGAAGGTGCTCTATCCCGATGTGAAGAAAATCTATGAGGAGCGCCGGGCTCGGAAGGATTTCCACGGCCGGAAGGTCATGACGCGCGGCCAGCGCGCGGCCTATTACGTCGATATCTATCAGCTCGATGCGCTGAGGAAGTCCCTTAAAAAGCGGGTCGGTTTCCTCGCGGCCGGCTGGAACGCGGCGGCCGAGGCGTTGGGAGTCAAGCTGCCGGCGTGGATTCGAAAGATCGGCACTGCGTTCGGGATCATCCTCATGGACCTGAAGGAAGACGAAGGGGTCTCGCGCATCTCCATTATCCATGCGGTCGAGTGGAACCTGAACGTCGAGGGGTTCGAGCGGCGAATCCAGAGCGCCCTGGACATGCAGGCCGGGGCCATGAATCGACAAGCCGACTACCTGATTGAGAAGGCGGCTAGAAGCTCAGGCTTTTAGCCATTAGAGAGCCAAAGCCCAGAACAGACCAACAGCCACAACCCCAAGAGCAACCACTCCCAGGTAAAGCAGCACACCATTAAACAGGGCCTTAATCACACGTAAATCATGGCACAGCTACGGTCTGACATCCAGCTTAATTGCGCCCAGTTCCTCGGGGCCATCGGCCAGGTCAACGAGGCGGTCGAAGGGGTCAAGAGCCAATTCCGGAGCGCCCTGGTCCAGCTTGCATTCCTGCGGGAGGCATTCGAGACGGTAACCGAAGCCGTCGATAAAGTGCGCGAGGCGGTCGACCTGGGCGCGGAGATGAAGGACCTCAGCCTGGCGACCGGGCAACCGGTCCGGGACCTGGTTGTCCTTCGCCAGGCGTTCGAGAATTGCGGCATGGGTGCGGATGGCGTCCAGATGCCGCTGGCCCGGCTGCAGAAGGCACTCGCCGGGACGAATGAGGATGGGCTCGATACCACCGGCGTTTTCCAGCGCCTCGGTCTGAGCATCAGCCAGCTCCGGAGCGAATCCGCCATCGAGCAGCTCACCAGCCTTCAGAAAGCGTTCGCCGGGATCTCCGATGCCTCGGAACGGACAGGCCTGGCGATGCAGCTCTTCGGCAAGCGCGGGGCCCAGATGCTCGCGCTGCTGATGGATAAGGACGCCATCGAGACCGCGAAGGAGCAGGTGGGCGGCTTGGGCGAGACTCTCGAGGCCAATGCCGAGAAGTTCCATCAATTCGCGGTGGCCATCAATGGGGTGAAAACCAAGATGCTCGAATTCACGGCGGCGATCGCGGGCAACCTCGCTGACGGTGGATTCCTCGAGAAGCTGAGCAAGATGGACTTTACCGGGATCGGCGCTTCGATCGGGTCCGCCCTCAGCGGCGCCGCGAAGGACGCCGCGCGTCTTGCCACAGCGGCACGGGAACTGGCGCCCATCCTGATCGGCATCGGCGCAGCAATGGCGATGAACAGCATCAAGGCCAGGCTCTTCACGTTATCCATTACGGAGATCGGGACATCCGCGCGGATTGCCGGCATTGGAATGATGACGATGACCCAGGTGATTAATAAGGCGCGGGTGCAGATGGATTTGCTTACGATCCGGATTCAAGCGCAGAACGTCACGCTCCTCGAGCTGCTCGCCACCGCCCGGGTAACCTTCATGGGAATGCTGGTGGCCGCGCGTGAAGCGGCTGCAGGTATCATCGCGGCGTTCGGCCCGGTCGGGATCGCGCTCACGGCCGCGACATTCATTTACGGCAAGATGCTCGAGAAGCAGGCGCAGATGGAGGCTATGATCAGCGGGTCGAACGCGGTGAACCGTGAGACCGAGGACCTGGTGAAGCGGAACGCGGCGATGCTGGCCAACGTCAGCAGCGAGCAGGACCGCACGGATGCCGCGAAGAGCCTTGCCGAGCAACTCGATGACGTCCACGAAAAGCTCAAGCACGTCGACGATGATTATGCGAACCTCGATGACTCGGGCAAAGCGACCGTCACGCAAGGGCTGCAAATCCAGGCCGACTCGATTGCCCTGCAGCAAAAGGAACTGTCGAAGATTCCAGACCTGGTGATGCGGGCGCGCGCGGAAGAGAAGGCCCGCGCGGAGGCGCTGGCGGAAAGCGCCCAGCAAGCCGCGAAGCTGCGGACTGAAATGGCGGGGCTGCTCGATGCTTACGACAAGAAACAGGCGATTGCGCAGCGGGGCTCGGATAGCGCGGATGACCAGCGCCAGGACGTTCTCAATTCGTTGCCGGTCCAGGGTGCGGATGAAAACTGGATCGCCGCGAAGATCAAAGAGCTGCGGGACAAACCGGAGAAGTCCGATGACGAGCTGGTGGAACTCAAGCAGTTGATCGACGCGAGCGAGCAGCTCGACGAAATCAACAAGAAGCGCAAGGAGGCCGGCGAGACGACGCAGGCGGCGGCGGCGAAGATCGCTATCCTGAAAGCGGAACTCGACGGGAACTCCCGGCTGATCGAATCGCTCGAGCGCGAACAGAAGATCATCGAGCGCACGAAGCAGTTGCGCCAGGCCGGCGTCAGCAATCCGGAAGCCGAGGCGCGGAAGGAAGTCGAGGCCGAGGCCGCAGTCCAGGCGCAGACGGCGCAACGCGCGCACGCGCTGAAGATGGAAGGGATCGCGGCGGAGCTGGCCGGCGACCAGACGCACCTTGCCGCGCTGGAGGATGCCGAGAAGCTGCAGCAGCGGATCGCGGAGCTGCGGAAGCAGGGCGATCCGAATGCCGACCAGGACGCCGCGGCGGAACAGGCCGGCGAGAGGGCGCTACGTAATAAGAAGCGCGGCGAGTACGAGCAGAATTTTGCGCTCGATTCCGCGCGGCTGCTTGCAGAGGCCCGCGGCGATACCAAGTCCATGCGAGAGATCGACCATCAAAAGCGCGTCGGCGAATTGACCAAGGAGATGGTGGGCGCCGGCGTCGATAAGGATCAGGCGTCGAAACTTGCTGAGACTCGGGCCAGCCTCGAGGAAAGCCTAAAGGGCGATGGCTCACCGGCCGCGAGCGCGTTGCGGCGGATCGGCGGGGGTGGCGGCGCCGGTGGCGGCGATCCGGCGATGGCCGAACGCCGGAAGCAGTCCACGCTGATGAGCACCATGGTCGATCAACTCAAGGAGTTGAATAAGAAGATCAAGGCCGACAGCAATCCGCAGATCAACACCGGCGTTTTCGCCTATCCATAATGAGCTATCAACCTTCGGGATCACCGCTTGCATTGTTCGGCGCCGGCGGCGGTGTGGACCGCCACGGCATTGTCAGCCTCAAAATACCTTATTGGGTTAGTAACATCATAGATGCTTACAGCTTTTTCCCTTCCGATCTGAACAGCCTCGGGTTGCCATGCGTCGGGCGGCAAATCGCCCAGAGCGAGGAAGGCGGGTATAAAGTCGATTTTCTCTTCGACGGCGCGAGCGATACTTACACGTTCGCGTCGGATACGACGACGTTCTCGCTCGATGTCACGATGAGCGACGATCCAATCCAGAGCCACCCGGCTTTCGGAGATACCAAGGCCGCAATCGGCATAGGGACAAAGTACGGTTGGGACCCAATCAAGAAGGAATTTGCGCAGTTCCTGCCGGCGGCTCCGCAGACCAATCCTCTCTCGGGCCAGAACCAGACGACAGCCAACACGCCGAACCCGCTCTACGGTACGCAAAGCTATCTCGCCGTCGGTGCGACCTATGAGCAGAGCTTCGCCTCCAGGAGCATCCTTCCAAGCTGGTTCCTCGGGATCGGAGCGATTGTGTCCCGTCCGCCAGGCATCGGGAATTTCCAGCTTCCGGCCGGCGCGCAAACCCGTAACTGGCTTTATCTCGCGCCGAAGATCGTTCTCCGTGGCAACGTGATCCAGGTCACGCTGCGTTGGATGATGTCTGGACCGGCCGGGTGGAATACTGACGTTTACAGCAAGGGCCAGCTCGGAGGTTAAATGTACGAGGAACTCGAAGCTCGGCCGGGCGAGGACATCACGCCGCAGAAATGGAACGCGCTGAAAGCCGCGGTCGCGGAGTTGAGGCTGCGGGCCGGGTACAACGTCCGGCTCCGGCGCATCACCGGGGTGGCCACCACGATTTCCTTTGATGATACCAGCGGTCCGTTCGTGGGGCGGTTCGCGGTGACGCTCCTTCCGGGGCAGGGCGCAAAGATCAGCCAGGGCTTCGTGAATGCGAGCATCGAGCCGACAATCAACGGTGTGCCGATCAGCGGCGACTCGGCAAACAATGTTCCTCAGCCGGTCCTGCAATTCAGCACGCCGAAGGTAGGTACCGACGGACGCGGCTGGATCGCGCTGCTTCTCACCGCAACCTCGAAGCTCACCATTGGCACCATCGAGGCCGTCCAGGTCGCTTCGCTCGATGCCAAGGCGATCCCGGGATCGGGAGGGCCGGTGACGAATGGCGGATCGCCCGCGATCCCCGGGAACCAGGCACTCCACCCGCTTGCGATGTTGATCAAACGCTCGAGCGGCGCAGTCGATCTCTTCCAGATCGAATTTTTCAATCTCCAGTGGCGTCTCGCATATCGCCCGGGCGCCGGTGCCGCCCGCCATTTCTTTTACGCGGCTTGAGGGGAATCTCCCCTCTACTTCCATGAAAGTCCCGATGATCCCCGCCGCCGCCTGGAACGCGCTGGTCGCCGACCTGCGCACCTGCTACGCACTCGAGGGACAGAATTGCAAGCTGCGGCGCGTGAATGGCGGGAGGGAGCGGATGGTTACGGCCGTGCCGTCCTATTCCTGGCGCCATCCCTTTCAGCTCCTGCCGCGCTGGGACCCTGGGAGCCAGCAATGGATGTGCGGGGTCGAGCCTGGATTCGTGAATGGGACGGATTGCGTAATCCAGACATTGCGAGCGCCGGCTGCCGGAGGAAAGCCCGTGCTGACGTGGGTACCGCTTACCGATCCGGTACGGCCGGAATTTGCGCTCGCCTGGCGCAGCCTGATCCAGGGAGGTCTTACCACGGACGACGCCGGCGATCTCATCAACACGCCCGGCGAGGGCTACCCGTCGTATTTCGCGAGCCTCGGCGTCGTGCCGCCCGATCCTGGTACCGGCGCGAAGCTGACGCTCCCCGATCCTACGCGCACCCGCCAGCTCTGGGCCGGCGACGTAATTCTTTCGACGCCGGTCATCAGCTCGTCCACGTCGCCGACGGTCGAGCCCGACGGGACAATCACTTTCGATACCACTTTCGAAAACGCTTACTTCGCGAACAACCCGCAGAACCAGATATTGCCGGAAACGAAGTACGTTCCCAATCCGCCGCCCGATCCCTCGGACATCCTCAGCGGCGCCTACGTGCAGCCGAACAGCGATGATATCCTCATCGGCACCGTTTACGCGCTGTCGCCTCCCAACGCCAACGAGGACGATCCCCCGGACGCCACCTTCCAGATTTATCCGAAGCACAATCTTTTCTGGAACGTGGCGCACCAGGTCTCGAACGGCGGCTCTTATACGCCGCCTTCGAATCTCTCGCTCGTGACCGGGCTTGCGGGCGGCGTGGCCGACGGACTCATTGCCAGCCTGCTCGATCCGATCAACGACGACTACAATCAGCTCCTCGCGTACCTGAACGCCGCGACGACAACGGGTATCTACTGGACCGTGTGACACGGCTGCATCTGTATGAGCCTTGACCCGAATCAGAACCGGCTCGCCGCGCTCCTGGCAGAGCAACAGGTCGAGCAGCTCGAGCCGGACTTCCCGTTCACGGCGATCTCGTTCGATGCGTCATTCTTCGGCGCGGACCAGGACCCGATCCTTCCCGACGGGAAAACGGCCTACGAGACACCGTAAAGGCCCGTTGACACAATCAATGGGGCTGTGGCCAGCAAGATCACTGTCTATAGCCTTCTTCCGAAAAAGCAGTTCACCGGGCCTGACGGCTCAGAGGCGGAAATGCCGGTGCTCGTCCAGGGCGACCAGGTTGATTTCGTCCTCAAGCCGCTTGATGTCGATTCCACCGGCGCCGTCATCGACGGCACGCTCAACGTCCGGACGCTGACGGCCTCGATCGGGACTGTCCTAAATCCGCCGGCAAAGGGTCAGGCGGTGCTGGCATTCGCCGGCTCGAACTCGAATCCGATAGCGGTCGGGATGACCGTTGACCAGGTCAAGTCGGCGATCTCCGCGATCAGCGGGATCCCGGCCGTGGGGGTGGTCCTTGCGCCGGCGGTGTGCTGCTGGCTGGTGAAGTTCAATTCCGGAAGCGCGGTGGAGCTGACGGTGGCGACCAACACGCTCTTCCCGACAAGCTTTGCACGGTGGCGCGCCTATCAGGTCAATGGGGTTTGGTGGCATGAGCTGAGGTTCATTGTTTCGCCCGTCGCGTTCACGAGCACCTTTGACCGGGTGCTCGCGCCGGCGCCGAGCATCGCGGAAGTTCGCGTGGGAAGCGCGGGCGATGGCGAGACGATTGTCGATACGAACGAGGTGCAATCGCTGGCGGTGCCGGCGGCGTTCAACGGCACTTACTATCTCATTTGGAATTTCCAAAGCTCCCAGCTTATCGGCACGTCGGCTGCGCCGTCTGACATCGCGGCGGCTCTGAACGGGATGTTCACCGACGGGGTGACGCGGTTCTCCGTGACGAATCCGGAAGCGCAGGTGGTCTATATTGAATTCGTCGGGCCGCTTTCGAGCGCGCCGCAGCCGCTCATCCAGGTCTCCGTCAACAGCTTCGCGCCCGGCGATCTCAACTTCACCCTCGATCTCGATACGCCTGGCGTGGCGGCCGCGCTGCGCGCATCGCCGACGGCGGCTTTCACCTTCGAAGTGCGGGCCGAGGTCTGCGCGGACGGGACGGACGCTTCCGATCCGGACGTGCCGGCGGAGCTGGTGACGCTCTTCCAGGTCCCGGTCACGATCACGCGCGAGCAGGGTTATAGCGAACTGGAGACTGTCCCGGATATCGACTGGATCACGCCGCCGACGGCGCGGAGTTACGTCCCGTTCAATCCCGACCAGGTCATCACCGGCCAGCAATTCTACGTGTGCGCGATCGGGGACGGCGCGAGCCTTTCGTTCAACATCGCTCACGGCCTGGGGACAGATTCCCTGCATTGCACGGTGCGCCAGAACATGACCGGCGGGATCCGAATCCCGGACAGCGGCTATACGCTCGAGTATCCGGACCTGAACTCGGTGAACATCACCTTCCCGGGCGGAACGACGCCGCCGGCCGAGAACGCCCTTGGCGTCGTCATTAGCACCGCGGGGCCCATAGCAGCGTTTGTCGAGGGGCTGATGGTGACCATCGGCCAGGTCACCGGCCTCCAGGATGCGCTCGATGAAATCGGGGCGGCGATCAATTACATCACCAGCCTGCTCCCGACGGGCGTCACGCCGGGCATCAATGGGACCAGCTCGGGCAACACGGCGATGTTCACCATCCCGCCGCTGACGCTGCTTTACCCCGGGCACATCGTGGCATCGGCCTCGGGCGCGTCGAGCAGCGGCACCGGAGGCGCTCCCGCGGCTTCCTCGCTTTCGCGGCCTGCCGCGCTCCCTCCCGCCCAGGACGTCGCCGAAGTTACGTCGCTCACCGCGCTCCCTCTTGCCGATCCGACGGCCAATGCCGGCGTCGTCATCAAGAATAACACCGGCGCCGCGATCCGGCTGCCGGGCGGCTACGGGCTCGACAGCGCGTGGCTGACGGCTGGAGGCTATGCCGCGAGCGACGGGCGGCTCTGGTACCCGGTTTACAAGGCCGGCAGCACGGACACCTATTTCCCGTCGGAGATGGACCAGGAGCTGTTCCTCCTCTTCGTGAACGAGCAGATGCTCCTGCCGGGCGATACGTTCACGCTCGAATTCGATCTGTCGCTCGCCCTGCTCAATGCCTGCACGCGCGGGCAATACATGGTCGTGATCGAGGTCGGGGACGCCCCGAGCCAGACCGATCCCTCGCCGGCGACCGAGAACCTCTACGCGATCACCTGGAACGCGACGCCTCTCCTTCAGCAGCGGGTTATCCTGACCAAGGACACGATCACGCATCACTTCGGCGCCAATGTCACCAGGAGCGTCCTGAATATCCTGACCGCGAGCCAGAACCTATACGGCACCTGGACGGGAGCCAACGCGGTTCCGGACAGCGCCAACTTCGCAATCCGCGCGAGGCTCGTCTGGTTCGACACGGAGAACGATGTTGTCGATCCAAGGGGCACAGTTTCCCTGAGCCTCGCGAACGCGACGGCGCAAATCACCTGATAGATGAGCGTCCCTGTCCTACAGACGCCGCTGACACTGCCGGTGATTGATGCTGGGCTGCCGTTTTCGGCGGTCATCGCGGCGACGAATAATCCTACAAGCTTCGGCTTCACGCCGGCATCCGGGATATACGGATCGGTCGGCGCCTATTTAGGACCGCAGGAGGCTGTATTTACGGTTCTCACTGGCCCGCTGCCGGCATCCCTGGGCGGAAGCGACAGTCCAGTGACGGTCACTCTCGGGACGATCACCGCGACGAATTCGGATGGCACGTCTGCGCCGGCCACGCTCACCGCGCAGGTACGCCCGATGGTGGCCACCAGCGGCTCCCCAGGATTGAGCGGCGATGGAACGGATTTCTGGATCACCGGCGGTCCTGGAAAGATCACGAATCCGCGGAGCAATCCCGATATCTTCCAAGGACACGGCTGGGACGATGCCGATTTCTTCTTCGCGGTCCGGGGCGGCGACTCGAACATCTATTACGGATGGATCAATGCGGTAGGAGGCGTAGCCGGCGAAAATACTTACCTCAATCATCGTTACTATGTGGTTTGGGCTACGACCGCGCCGCCCGTCATCACCACGGGAACGGACTCAGCCGGCGCGAACAATACCTACGGCACTGTAATCGCGACCGGAACGCAGCTCACTCCCTGCATTGACGATGCGGTTCCGGATTCTATTTCCGGCCAGGTTGGCAATCCAATCGGCGGGATGCTTGTCGCCGCCGACCTCGGCGGAATGGTTGGCAATAACGGGCGCACCTTCACCGGCACGGTCGCGGCCTCGGGTCTCCCGTCGGGCCTTTCGCTGAATGGCTCGAACCAGATCACCGGCACGCCCACGGCCGCAGGCACGTTCTTCGCAACGATTTCGGCGACCCAAGGGGGAATCACTTATCCGCGATATCTGGTCATCAATATCGCGAACGTCTCGCCGCCGGCTATTACCAGCGGATCGAGCGCGGCAGGCACTATTGGAGTCGCGTTCAATTACCAGATCACGGCGACCAATACCCCGACAAGCTTCGCGGCCACGGGGCTTCCCGCGGGATTGAGCGTGAACACTTCCACCGGCGCGATCGGCGGGACGCCGACGGCTGCCGGCGTTTCGAGCGTTACCATCAGCGCGACCAATGCCGGAGGGACCGGAAGCGAGACGCTGACCATTACAGTTTCGCCGCCGGCGCCAGTCGTCACGAGCGCATCGAGCGCGGCTGGGACGATAGGAGTCGCATTCAATTACCAGATCACGGCGACCAATACCCCGACAAGTTACGCGGCCTCCGGCTTGCCCTCAGGACTGAGCGTGAACACGTCCACCGGAGTCATCAGCGGGACGCCGACGGCCGCCGGCGTTTCGAGTGTTACGATCAGCGCGACCAATGCCAGGGGGACTGGCAGTAAAATGCTGACTATCACGATCGCGAGCGGCTCGCCTGTGATTACGAGCGGATCGACGGCCGTGGGAAGCATCGGCGTTGCTTTCACTTACAACATCACCGCGACCAATAGCCCGACCAGTTACGCGGCCACGGGGCTGCCGGCGGGATTGAGCGTGAACACTTCCACCGGCGCGATCGGCGGGACGCCGACGGCTGCCGGCGTTTCGAGCGTTACCATCAGCGCGACCAATGCCAGGGGGACTGGCAGTAAAATGCTGACTATCACGATCGCGAGCGGCTCGCCTGTGATTACGAGCGCATCGAGCGCGGCTGGGACGATAGGAGTCGCATTCACTTACAACATCACCGCGACCAATAGCCCGACCAGTTACGCGGCCACGGGGCTGCCGGCGGGATTGAGCGTGAACACGTCCACCGGCGTAATTAGCGGCACGCCTACGGCGATCGGGGTCTCGGAGGTCACGATCAGCGCGACGAACGCCCTGGGAACGGGCAGCGAGGAATTGACCCTGACAATTTACGACGTGCCGACGGGCGCCCCCGTCATCCTGAGCGGTCCATTCGCCGCGCTCGATGGGAATGCGCCGGTCCAGGCTATCCTCCTGGGAGGAGGTCCCGGCGCCCTGAATGCGAGCACGGTTCCGGCGCCGGCGAATGATCCGTCGCAACCGCCGGTGATCCTCTTTGGACCGTATGACAATACGAGCAGCGCCGGCGTCGAGAGCATCACTTTGGGGACGGAGATCGCGCAGCCGCCCTCGGGTTCCGGTTCCGGCGGGTCGGGAAGCGGCCTGGGCGGCGCGATCCTCGATCCCGACGGCTATTACTACGTGACACCCTATCTGCGCTTCTCGCCGGGAAGTCCTCCCGAGGAGCAAACGCTCCAGGACGGCGAGTGGGTGACGGTGACAGCAATCTCATAGTCATGCCGGATTTCCCGAACATCATCATCGCCGGGGTGCCGTTCACCTTCGAGATGGAGGCGACGAATAACCCGACCTCCTGGAGTGCCGATCATTTGCCGGCCGGTCTCGCGCTCAATGCGGCTACTGGAACGATCTCCGGCACGATCGCGGCGCCTGGCGTCTATTCGTTTCAACTGACGGCGACCAACGCGGCCGGGTACTCGGCGCCGATGTTCGTTTACCTCGAGGTGAGCCCGCCCGAGGCTACCGGCGGCGAGGACGCCGCCCTGGTGCCGGTGATCCTGGTAACGCCTGCCTATCCATTTGGGAACGCCAGCGACACCGGCTGCATCGTGCTGGCCGCGGCGGTCGCGGGAGCGGAGATCAATAATCAGTTCTACGCGACCAATGAGCCCACGTCATGGACTGCGAATAATCTCCCTGCCGGCCTCGCGCTCGCAGCCGGCACAGGGATTCTCTCCGGCACCGTAGCTGCGGCGGGAAACTATATATTCGAGATCATTGCCTCGAACGCGGCCGGCAATTCCGTGCCTGTACCCGTCGCGCTATCGGTCACCGCGGCTGCGGTCGCCGCCGCCTCAGGGCTGCAAACGGGCTGGCTGACGAGCGACCTTTCCCTGACGGACCTCCAGTTCGACCTCCGGGGGCGCGGAGTCACCAGCTCATATATGGCTTCCGCCGGCGGCGCCGCGCAGGGCGCGAGCCTTGCGTTCTTCCAAGGCGATACCTGCAAGCTGGCGATCCTTCTTCTCACTCCCGCCCAGGTCAACGACGCGACCACGATCTGGTTCGCGGCGTGTACGGACGCGGATTCGCCTCCGATCATCAGCCAGTCGGTGGCGGGATCCGCGGCGCTGACGGCGGTCACCGGCGGCAATTATTACCTGATGACGCTTGACCTTGATGCCCTTCCCATTCGGGATGCGCTCAACGCCCTTCCCGATCCGGGCGCCGGCCAGCCTGCCGTTCTCTCTCTTGTCTGCCAGCTCGCAGTTCTGCGCAATGGCCAGACCGCGCGTAGCGCGCCCTTCCAAATCACCATCACTGAGCGTCTGGCGGACGCCGACCCGTCCGACCATTGACACTCGTCTTCCGTCGTCCTGACCGATGCAAATCACCATCAATACCGACACCCTCGCCGCGACGCTTTCCGGGACGCCGATCCCGAAGGCCGGAGGGCTTTGTCCGCTGGAATTGTACTTCCAGGATGCCACGGGCTCTCCCGTCTCGCTCGCCGAAGGATTCCTGATCGAATATGGGATGCGGCTGGCAGCGGCGCCGTCGAGCGGGATCCTCGCCTATACGGACGAATTCTCGGCAGCGGCCGGGAACTCCTATGCCGGCTTCGTCGATCTGAACGATACGCGGCTGATGGGCGCGATTGCCGGGAACGTCCAGCTCTCGATCAAGGCCGAGGTCGCGTGGACGGTGGACGGCCAGCGATTCGTTTCCAGCGATATCCCGTTCTTCGTCCAGCCGCCGATCATCGGCCCAGGGGCGTCCACGTCGGGCGGCCCAAGCTACCCGACAACCACGCAGCTTAATGCCGCGATCGCCGCAGCAATCGACGCGCTGGCCTGGTCGGAGCCCTACCTCGCCTTGAGCGCGGCCGGGACAACAATTGTTGAGGCGGAAGGCCCGTGGCTGAACGGCCGTTTCCCGTTGACCATCGAGGCGGGATCAGGGGCGTTCGTTGCGAATATAACGTTGAGCCCCGAGAATGTCCTTGCCGGCGCGCTGCTGAGAATCCCTATCGACCTCGCGGCCGCAGTCAACGGAACCGTTAATATCTATGACGGCAGCACCGAGGGAACGTTGATCCAGACGCTCACGAACGTTGATGCCACCGTCAGGAGCTTTATCTTTCTCGGCGGGTTCGATGGCGCTCATTGGAAAAAGGAGACAGCGAGTTGGGTGGAATAGTCAAAAGCGTGGACGCCCTGGGTAGGCGCATGAATCGGCCGGGCATCGAGGAGCGCCTGGACCGCGTCCGCGCAATGTTGCTCGAAGGGCGAACCATTCGCGAGATCAGGACCATCACGGCAACTTCCCCAGGAATGGTGACGAAGATTCGCCGGACGTTGGGCGACATCCGTTGTGGGTGTGGTAGAAGCGCGACGCATCCCGGGACCTGTACGTTCCGGACGAGCAAGAACCGTATCCGGGACACGGCGGACCTGGCTGTCGATCTTGCCTCGGCGACTCCGCGATGCAGGCGGTTTCTCGCGAAGCGCCCGGAATTGAAGGCAGCTCTCGATCACATCCAGGATGTCTATCCGGCAAACTCGCCTCAGCGGGCGATCCTGGCGAGATTCCTCAAGATCGGATTCCTCAGCCGGCGCGACTGCGAATCGGTCCTGGATAGCCACGCCGCGGGGATGATCCGCGCGAAAGAGATCGCCGCTGGCATTGGCAAGCAATACGCCGGCGCCGTGGGATTTCGGCTCTACAACCTGAAGCTGAAGGTAATTGATTTCGTGGAAACGAAGCGGCGCCCGTCGGGCATTGTATCATTCATCGCTCGCCTGGTGGACGACGCCGGCAACCTCTTTCAATGGAACGGCTGCCGGAAAATTTGTCCGGCCGCTGGCACGAGTTACACGCTCGACGGGACCGTAATGGCGCACGAGGAACGCCTTGGGCAGAGAGTGACTGTCCTTACCAAGTGCCAGCCGTCCACGGATGCTTTCGCCATCGAGCGCGAGATCACGGACCCCGATCATTTGCTGATGCAGCGGACGGGTCGCGGCGACGCTGAGGCCTTCCAGGCGCTTCTGCGGCAATACCAGGGCCTCGCGATCCACATCGCCCTCGGCATCCTTCATTGCCATGCGGACGCCGAGGACATGGCGCAGAAGGTATTCGTCAAAATCTGGAACCTCGCCGCGGCAGGCAAGTATCACTATCAAGGCAAGTTCACTTCCTGGCTCGCGGTGATTACGAGATTCGAGGCGCTTCACGAGCTGCGGCGCCGCAGGTCTGAACCGACGGTCTCGATGGAACTCTTCATGGAGGATTCGAATTGGGAACCCCGCGCGGAAGAAGCCGAGGTCGACGAACAGTTCGCGGCTTAATTATGAAACTACCTCTCTTCGCTTTGATATGCGTCTGCGCCGTCTCGGCCGCACTGGCCGGCGAATGGTATACGCAGCAAGTCTTCTTCGCTACCGGGACCGGCGACGCGCCGCTGGTTGGGTATTCCCAATCCGGCGCGTCTGCCGGCATGTTCGACCAGGACACGCATTTCAATTCTCCCGCGGTTACGATCGCGCGCAGCGGCACGGCCGGCGGCGAGATCGCGACCTCCCCGACAGTGCTTGTGCAGTCGTCCCTGGAGACAACGTCCACGACGCCGGTGATGCAGGTTGGAGGATGCCTGGCGCTCTCCGGAGACAATTGGCTAATCACCTGGGGCGACGGCGCATTATCTCTTCCCGGTGGCTTCCTGGATAATACCGGGAAGGTTCATGGTCATATCTCGGTTGATCCAGTCCATCGCCAGCTCGTTGCCGAGGACGGCGTGACGCCGGTACTTACCTGGACCGGATCAACAGTGCAGCTCTCCTCGATCACTTTGAATCCTGGGACCGCTCCCGGATCGCCGGCAGCCGGCCAAATCTATTTTGACTCGGGCTCTCATCACTTCATGGGCTGGAACGGATCAGCCTGGAAGCAGCTCGATAACTAAGTCGATGCATCGACGCCATTTTATGCAAAAAACAAAACACCTATTGGCCGCCGCGATCCTCAGCCTGGTCGCGTTCGCGGGTAATTCACAGGCTAAGGTTGCGTCGCCGACGCCGGACCTGCGCACGGGGACTTACAACGATCCCAAGCTCTCGATCCCGCAGCGCCTCCATTTGGCGGATGCCGTTCTCACGAGCGGTACCGATGAACCGTCGAAAAGGTACGCGCTGCTCTTCATGCTGAATGCGCGCCCGGTCATCAACCTTTTGAATGCCTTCCCGAATCTCGATAGCCAGGTCCTCGCCGATCCAACGCTCTCCGGGCTTGTGATCGATGCCAACGAAATCGGCGGACTCTATTGGGCGGCGGTCAATTTCAAGGTCGATGCAACGCCGGTACCGGCGGACAAGATCAGTTACCTTTCCCCGCTGCTCAGCTCGACGTTATTTACCTGGACGCAGGTCGCCGCCGCGAAGAGCAAATACTCGGACCTGGTCGTGCAGCAAGCCCGAGCGCAGTTTACCGCGGGCGATTTTGCCGGCGCGATCTCGACCGCGGCTCCGGTAATCGGGTACCATCTCGGCAGGTGGGGCGACGGCGCGGTGGCGATCACGCTGGAGTCGAAGGAGGCGCTTCGCTCTCCGGATGTGCTGTCGTGGGCGAAACTGGTTTACGAAATGCACAGCTTTCAGCACACGCAGGCCGGCATCGACGCGGTGAGTTCCGCCTTTCGATCTCTGGATATGAACCTGGTGCGCGCGAATGCCTTCATCCAGTTTCAGAAGGACGGTCAGGGAACGAATCCGCTGGCGGCCGTGCCGCTTCCGCAGGTTACTTTTATTGGCGGTTCGCCATGGGTTACTGCGCTCAATGACGGCGTCGCGGGCAATAACCTGGACGCTCTGAAGACCGCAGTCCGGCTTTTTGCGACAGCGCCGTCCGGACCGCGGCTCAACAACGCGACTGCCTTTGTTGCCCAGTGGCTCAGGAACATGGACGGGAACCTGGTGAGAGCGAACGCCTTCGTGAGCGCACAGAGCCAGGGCAAGCCCTTCACCATCGCGGAATTGCAGACCGGCAACTGATGAAGCTGGCGGTCATTTTGGCTCTCCTGGTGGCGTCATCCGTCGCAATGGCGGATGACGCCGACGTGGATCAGACGCCGGTTACTGTCATCACGCCGGCGCAGACGACCTGGACGCTCTCGCCGATCTCCGCAGGTCTGGTCGCCGCGCTTGCGGCTCCGGCGCCGAGTCCGGCCCGGATCGAGGCTGCGGTCGCGCAGCTCACGCCCGGGCAGATCGCGAGTGTCATAGCCGCGGTCGCCGACAAGCCGGCATCCTTGTCCGCGCTCGTTGCGCAGCTCAATCCTGGCCAGATCGCCCGGGTGGTCGCGGCGCTGCAGGGCAACCCGGCCGCGATATCCGCCCTGGTCGCCCAATTGGATCCCGCCAAGCTGAACCAGGTGAGTATTGCGATGTTCCTCGCCGACGTGGACGGCTGGCAGCGCGTTGGCTCATTCCTGAATCCATCTCCCGCCGCGGCCCCCAAGAAGTTCGGAGGCAACTGGCTCGATGCCGGGCGCGCCAGAATTCAGAAGGAAATCGACCGCGACGGCTACACCCCGGAACATCTCTCGGAAGCTATCTCGCTGATGCAAAAGGCGTCCGCGCAATAGGGGCGTCCGCTCCGTTGACAGCCTAACCGTGGCGTGACCACATCATCGAGTCAGCCGACGGCGAGCGCCGCCATTGTAGCCGTAGGGGGTGCCGTCGTAGCCGGCGTGAACATCGACACGCTCATCACGCGCGTCGCCGGCCTGGTCGGCATCACCGCCGGCGTCCTGGTCATCTACAGCCATCTCCTCGATGCGCACGCGCCGCCTCAAATTCGCGCGGCCGTAGATGGCTTCCTGAAGAACGCGCTTCCCTGGCTGAAGGGGCTGGCGGCCGCGTTCATCGGCGGCGCGATCGTCACGATCTATAACGCCGTATCCGACCCGGCTACTTACAATTGGAGCACCGGGCTCCCGAAGCTCTGGCACAGCGCGTGGACGGCCGGCCTTGTCGCCTGCTTCTTCTATTTCATGCGCAGCCCGTTCGTGAAGCAGTTCATGCCGGGGCCGCAAAATGCTCCGGTTGATTCGCCTTCCGGCATTCCGATTCCGGGAGTCAATGCGCCGGTTGACAGTTCTTCAAAGCCATGAAGCCTTTTCGCCTCGTCCTCGCCGCCGCTCTCCTCTGCTTCGCCGGCTGCACAGCCGTCGAACAGGCCGACTTCAATACCTGGCTGAACAGCCCGAGCACGCAATCGGTCATCGGGGATATCGAGAATTTCGCGGTCAGTTTCCTCGAGGCTTACCTGACGAGCCACGATACCGCGGGGAACGCCATCACAGGCCCCGATTTCTCGAAAGCTGAGCCGTCGGCCATTGCGGCCGTGCGAAAGAAATTTCACCTGAGCCAGGCGCAAGCGACCTACGTCGTCCTCAAAGCCGAGGCCCGGCTCGCTGGCGAATGCACAGTTCCGTAACCGGATTCTTACTATGACCGATCACTCGCAAATGCGGCTCGGCCGCAAAGCCATCAAGCGCGACTCGCGCACCCTTTGCCTCGCGCGCTATCTCGCCGCGGAGCTTCCGCCGGCGCCGCGCGCGAAAGCCTGGTCGCCCGCGGTAAAGCAGCCGTGGGGGATGCTGCTCAATGACCAGCTCGGGGACTGCACCATCGCCGCCGCCCTTCACCTGGATATGGCCTGGACCGCCAACGCCGGCGGCTCCTTCACCCCGACCGATGCGGACGCGCTCGATGCTTACGAGTCGATCGACGGATATGTTCCGGGCAATCCCAGCACGGACCAGGGCGGCGTCGAACTCGATGTCCTGAATGCCTGGAAGAATGCCGGAATCGCCGGCCGCAAGATTCTCGCCTTCGTCGCGGTGAATCCCAAGAGCCATAAGGAAGTCGAGCAGGCTATCGCGCTGTTCGGGGGTCTGTATATCGGCGTAACACTGCCCGTGAGCGCCCAGACTCAACAGACCTGGTGGAATGCCGGCAACAACGACGGCGGCGTCTGGGGAGGCCATGCCGTGCCGGTCCTGGACTACGACGATGAATATCTGACGTGCGTCACCTGGGGCGCGCTGAAGAAGATGACCTGGTCATTCTTCTATCGGTATTGCGATGAAGCCTACGCCGTCATTTCGACGGACTTCATCGAGCAAAACGGCCTCGATCCCGCCGGATTCCGCCTCGCTCAACTCCAGTCCGATCTCTCTCAGCTCCACTAATCCACTTACTTTTACTTTCGCCAGACCATGCGCCCGACAGTCACTCCGATCAACGATCCGCTGTACGTCATTGCGGTTATCTCAAATCCCTGCCGGTATCATTCCCGGTATGAACTCTTCGAGGAGTTTCAGAAGTACGTGCGCGACTCCGGCGCGCAGCTCATCGTCGTAGAAGCCGCTTTCGGGGATCGCCCCCACGCGATTACCGACCGGCTGAACGAGAATCACCTTCAGCTCCGGGGATCGCATGAAATCTGGCTGAAGGAAAACCTCATCAACGCGGGCCTCGCGCATCTCTGTAAGATCGACCCCCATTGGAAGTGGGTTGCGTGGGTGGACGCGGATGTGAAGTTCTCGCGCCAGGATTGGGTCCAGGAGACGATCCAGCAATTGCAGCATTTCCCGATCGTGCAGATGTTCTCCCGCGCGCACGACCTCGGGCCGGACCATAGCGTCATTTCGGACGAGGCCGGCTTCGCGTTCTCCTACCGTAATGGCCTTGTCGAATGGGACTATGACGGCGGGTATCGCTCGCCGGCGGAATGGCATCCCGGCTACGCATGGGCTGCCCGTCGCGAAGCCATCGACGCCTTGGGCGGCCTGCTCGATATCGCCATCCTGGGGAGCGGCGACCAGCTCATGGCACGCGCGCTGATCGGACGCGGCCGGGATTTCATCAATCCGGCTATGCACCCTCACTACCTCGCGGAAGTGGACCGCTGGCAGCAGCGCGCCGAGCGTCACGTTCGCCGGAACATTGGCTTCGTCCCGACCGCCGTGTTCCATTCCTGGCACGGAAGCAAAAGCCGGCGCGGGTACCTGGACCGCTGGAAGATTCTTCGCGATCTGCAATACGATCCCTTGAACGATATCAAACGCGATAGCCAGGGGCTTTATCAGCTCGTGGACCATGGCGACCTCCGCAGCATTGAACTGAGGGACAAGCTTCAGGCATATTTCCGGAGCCGCAACGAAGACTCCATCGACCAGTGATCGCAGACAGTTACCACCTTTTGCTTACGATCTCGCGGGTGTGGCATATCGACGAAAGCCCGAGCCGCAAGCCGTGGTCCTGGTACTGCCGAAGCCTGGGTTTTGATCCGAAGCATCCGGACGCCAAGCGCGCCTACGGAAACGGGCATACCTGGGCGCATCGCCGGCGTCGCGAGGAGCTGCACCCGGAGCTTGGATATCGGCGCAAGTTCCGGCAGGCTGCGTAACCGTTGACACCCGTTCCGGGGAATGCTCCTCGGTTTAAGCGGAGGGGTCGCCATTTACCAGTGGCCCGACCTCTCGATCACGTTCACGGCCGCGGCCAATGATGACGACGACGGGGACCCGGATGCCTACACGCCAGGCAACACCGGCCGCGACACTCTCGCCGACGCCCAGGACGGCCAGGGCAACTGGTGCGGGATCGCACTCGATCCCAACGGCAAGCCCTACATCCAAGGACCCGACGACCCTCAGCCGGGCGCCTACGTTTCGACCACGTCGTACGAGTGGCCGCAGTTCCCGATCTGGGATCCACGCCGTTACCTCGATGCGCAAAAGGTGCCCTACGTCGTCGTACCACGCTCGCTACGGCGCCGGTGCAAGGGAATCCTCCTCGGAGCCGCGGCGACGGTCCAGAACCTCTCCAACGGCCTTTCGGTGGTCGCCCTCGTTGGCGATGTGGGGCCCCGAGTCGGGGAACTGTCCAGCGCCGCCAACATCGCCCTCGGCGTCGATCCCGATCCGCGGAACGGCGGCGACCAGCGGCTCAAGTTCTACTACACCCTTCATCCAGGAACACCGGCGATCGTGAACGGCGTCACCTACCCGCTCATTCGCCTATGAAGTCCAAGATTTCCGGCCGCGTGAGCAACGCCGATCTCAAGTGGATCGAGGCCCAGCTCCCTTCGATTACCTGCCCGTTCGCGCGTCTCCTCATCCTCATCCTGCTTTGCCAGGTCCGGCTTCTGCGGTCCGGAAGTGAAGCAAAACGGAGCAAAATCTTTTCCGCGAAACGCCGCCACGCGCCATCCGTTCATTGCGAGCATCGCCCGTCTCCAGAGTAAATCGGCGAATCGAGTGCGTTTTGAGGAATACCGGCTGACGTATTGGAGGGTTCGAATCCCTCCCTCACCGCTTGTATTCATTAGGGCTCCGCAGGGGTCCGCCCGGAACGAAGCAAAGGTGTAGCAAAATCCATTAGCGGGTCGTGGCAATGCTGAACGGGAGAGGAATGACGTTCGCGGCCTCGCCGGGCTCGATGGCAAACCACTTCCGAGCCGCGGCCTCGAGCTGGCGCCGAAGATAGCTTCTCTTCAGCTCGGAGATGGAATGGCCGCACTCCTCGGCTACCAGAGGGGCGTTCTTGGTGATGGCCATTCGATAGCTGACGTAACTGTGGCGCAAGGCGTTGGCGTACCGCCGTCCGCCGACGGGAAGGCCGGCCCGCATCCCGAGCCGCCGGATGATGTTGTCCGGACGCGCGAAGGGGCAGACGGCTCCCATTCGTCCCCGATAGGGGGCGAGCCACTTGGCCAGGTTGGGATGGATGGGCGGCTGGCGATGGCCGGTTTTGTTTTCGTCGCCCACGGAAATATATCCCTCGTCCCAGAGGATGTCGCGCTGCCAGTCGAGGGATTGGATCTCTGCCCAGCGAAGGCCGGCGAATGCGCCGATGACGAGGGGAGCCACAAAATCCTCATACCCCTTTCTCCCGTAACGCGCGTCCGGCTCCTGGTAGCATTGGACGATGAGGAGATTGAGTTCGTCGGGCGAATAGATTTTGGGGGCTTCGCGCGGCACCTTTGGACGGGTGGTTTTCTCAGCCTCCGTCTTGAGGGTCTCGGGCAGATAGTTGCGCCGGCGCGCGAAGTTGAACAGGCTGACGATTTTGCCGAGGAGGTTGCGGCGCCGGCGCGGCCCCACTTCGCGGGATAAAAGCCAATCATCAATTTCCTTCGTGCGGCAGGAGGCTATTTCGCGCGGGAAGGCGGCGGAGAATGCCTCGAGATCAGCCTCCATCTTTTCGATGTAAATGGCGCTCTGTCCATCGCTCCTCAGTTTGCGGATATATTCCTCGATGACGACGGCGACCTGGACCGCTGCGGCTGTCGGCTGGACGCGGCCGAACCATTTGCACGCCTCGACGATGCGATCAACGCCGCCGGCGGCGTCGGCCGCATCCCGGAGGATCCGCGCCGCGCGGTCGACGTCAACGCCCATTGGTGCGAGGACCTCGCGGGCGGCCACGTAGATGCGGCGGTCGCTTGCGTCCACGTCCAGGGCCTCGGTTTCGGCGTTCGTGATGCTGAGGGCGATCCGCTCTGCGTCCGCGCGGAGGTGCCGCAGGTCGGACCGAATAGCCTGCTTCCAGGATGAGCCGGACTTGTAACGAAAGCCGAAACGCCCCTCCTTCGTTGTGAAAACGCGGAAGCTGACGCTTCCGAATTTGAGGGACGCGGGGACGCCAGTAGGGAGCTTGCGACGGGAGGACATCAGTTCGGGTCCGCGGGATCGCCGATTTTCCGAAATGCGATGAACCGATATCGACGGAGGGATGAAACGCCGTCTTCGTAAGTGCCGTCTCTGTAAGCTAGAACGCCGAGGCTGGGGGAACCAATGTTATCTCCCTCGGCCAGTTCGGACTCCTTGGGGTTTCCAGTCAAAACGGCTGTCCCGTCGAAATCCTCGCCGCTGGATTCAAATTTCGCGGGTATGTGGATATTGATGATCAAGCCGGCCGCAACCTTTGAGGAGACAGTTCCGAAAATGGTAACCGCGCTAGCCAGGTGGTCGGAGGCCGCTTTATCGGCTTCAGCCTGTGCGGCACCGGCGTTCGGGGCCACCTCCATTGCTATCTCTCTTGCGAGCATTAGCGGCCAGTCCGCCCTCGTCATAAGAGGATCGTTTGCCGCGCGGAGGCTCTTCGCTCGATCGAGGAACCGCTTGTTGAACTCTGAGCCGCACTGGCCAAGCTGTGGAAATTCCTTGAGGGCCTGCTGCTGGAATGGAGCGCTCGATGCGTCCTGGGCGAACGATGCCGGGGCGATGAGTAAGCAAATGACTAATGAGAGTATGATTTTCTTGATCATATAGGTCAGGCTTTGGAGCGTGGATTTTCCTTTGCGACCATTCCGCGGATCGCGGCGCGAGTTTTCGGTAACCGATGAGAGCCGGGAGCGTCCGGAGATTCGGCAACTTTGGAGGAAGAGGGGTCTTCCGCATCGGCAACGGCCGGGAGAATAGCGATGTTTTTTTGACGCAACTCTTCGTCGATGGCCGCCTCGAGCTTCCTGACGATCCAGTTCGAACGGCTCCGGCCATCGGCCGAGGCGAGGTTATCGACCTGGGCGAGGAGCGATTTCGGCATTGAGATGCTGATCTGGACCTGTTCGCTGGCCCGTTCGTGGCTTTTTTTCCCCATGGCCGTAACCGTTATCAATGATTTCCATTAAATGCCATCATTTTTTATTGACAGGCCGTGATGGGCCGTGATACGGCTTTACGCATGACGACCGAAAACCCATCAGCGACCTCCGAGGAGGAGCTGGTCCAAATTACGATTTCGAGCCTGCCACCCGATCTCCTGGAGAAGATCGACAGGCTCGCCAAGGCAGAGCGCCGCTCGCGCAGCGCTTTCATCGTTTCCCGGCTCGAAAGGGCTGTGAAGGACCAGGAAGGCAATCAACTCGCCGCGTAGCCAGCTCTCACTCGACGGACGCCAAACCGTATGAAGATCGAGATACCGGAGGACCTGGTGATCGCGGGCGTGGCCGCGGCGGCCGAGGAGCTGCTGACGAGCGAACGCCTGGTGGACCGGATCGCGGATGCGATTGTGGCCCGGTTCGAGTTGCTGACGCCGGAGGTCGCGGCGGCGATCCTGGAAGTGACGCCTCGGACGCTGCGGGACCAGGCTGTGCAATGGGGACTCGATAAGTCAACAGCGTTCGGGGCTACGAATCCCCGCTATTTCCTAAGTCAAATTTTGGAGCGTGCCCGCGAGAAGAAGCTTAAGGGGCGCGCTCTCCTGAAAGCAGCATAACCGGGAAGAGACAACCCGACCAAACTGGCAAACTGATAATGACTGACACGCCAAACCAGCCGACGACCGACCCCGCGCTCGATGCGAGCGGATGGGTTGAACTCGGCAAGACTATCGCCAGGAAACAGGCCGCGGGATGGGGCGCGGAATGGAAGCCCCACTATTGGGACGACGTGACCGAGCGGGAGCGCTCCTTTGAATCGGCGCGGGAGAAGATCGAGGACCTCGAGTGGGAGGAGAGGCACGCGCTGATCGACGCCTGCCGGGATGCGTGGAGCGCGGAACTGTCCGCGTTGCTTCGGGCGAAACGCGGCACGCGCACGATCGAGCAGGTCTCCTGGTGCGAGGTCGATGGCTCGAACCCCGTGGTTCATCTCCAGCTCGCGTTTCATACGACCATTACGGGCACCCTCGGCAACGAGAACAAATTCACCTTCAGGTTAAGCCGGAGCACGGAGAAGACGATTGCGCTGCCTGCGGATGCCGAGTTTGCTACCAAGCCGTCGGATAAGAAGCGCTTCCCGCGGACGGATCGGCTTCGGCTCGAGCACGAGTGCAGCGGGTTCCGGCATTGGCTCGGGCGCCGGGATGTTCATTGCGGCTACGGCATCACCCTGGTGCTCCCGGACGATACGCAGGTCCCGGGCCGGTACGAATGCAACCCGTCGTACGAGGATTGCGTTCCGGTGTTCTATTTCACGCTCGCCGGCGGGACTGAGGGGAATCAACGCCTCATGCGGATGCCGGCGGACGCGGAGTATCTGATTGAAGGGAGGGCGGAATGAAGGCGAAGTTGTTCATCGAGTCCGGGTACGAAAAGCCGACGGTGATCGTCAGGGACAGCGTTCCCGAGGACGGAGTGGGAATCCTGGCGAGGCCTCTCCTCCTGGTCGTGCCGACGGGCGAGGAATACTGGGGATTTCACAGCGATCTATCGCCCTGGAGTGATGAGGCGCTCAAACCCCTCCAGGAGAAGCTGGACGCGCTGTACGAGGACATGCCGACGGTGGCCGCTTGCATCTTCAAATGGCCCCGCGCCACGCGCGGCGCCGGCGGCCTGGTTTACGAGGAGGGAAAGGGACTGCGGTTCCAGCTCGTTTGTAAGTCAGTCGGGGAAGCTTACGAGGCGCTCGCGAACTGGAAAGCGGGGGTGATCATCGTATGAGCGCGTCTCTCATCAATCAGGCGGCGGTAAGGAAATTGGCGCTGGAGGTTCGGCAGGCCCATCGGCCGCATTGGCCTGCTTCGCGAGTAAGTGAATCGTTCCTGGAGCGGATCAATGCGATTGTGAAGGTGCAGGTGATTAGTTCGGTGAAAGCTCATCCGACGAAAGGGAGGACGATTACATGATCCGTATCACGCTGGAAATCACGGCCTCGGGGGACCTTGCGCAGCGCAAGCTAATCCTGGATGCGAAGCAGCAGGAATTCGCGCCCTTGGAGGCCGAGATCGCGTTTGCCAGTTTCCTCCGGGACCGCGTTATTCGCTACAGCGAGATCATCAAGGAGGATGGCAAATGAACGAGTTCGCGAGATCGATGCCGATCGAGGAACGGATCGCGCAGGTCCGGGCGTGCGTGGCGGATGCGGTCCGCGACATGGGAGTGGGGCTGAACATCCTCGAGGCGGAGCCGTCCGGGCCTGGGGCGGAAGAATGGCAGAACGTCCAGGAATGCCTGGATGACGCCGCGGAGTCGTTGCGCCAGGCTGCTCTGTCGTGCGTGTTCGCCATCGCGGACATGGCGGATCCCGTTGAAAAGGAAGGGGGTGAGCCGGAATGATGATCGAATCGATTAGCGCGGCGTTCGCGGCCATCGCTTGGGTGATTGGATATCGACGGCTCGGGTTCACGCCGGCGGCCGCGGTCGTCGGCCTCACGGCAATCTTCGTTGTTTGGCTGGCCATTTCCTTCGCATGAGCACGCCGACCGCATTTGCCGCTTTGTTGCCGGGGAATCCCTTTCACAAGGTGTTCCAGGATGGACTTGCGCCGATCCAATCCGTTGTCCCGAGGAACGGGGTGATATTGGAGGGTGATGATGAGCGGTGCTGCTATTTCCTCGATTGGCGCCGGTGCAGCGGCCAGGAGAAGATCAGGATCGGGGAGATCACTTCTCTGCTTACGGGTACCTCGATCAATGGATTCCTGGAATACATGAACGCCGGCGGCGAGATGCCGATCCGCGCGAGCCAGGTGAAGGGGACTTGCTTCGGGATTTGGGAAAAGAAGGAGGTCGCGTGAGCGAACAGCCGGCATATCCTCTTTCGTGGCCGCAGGGATGGAAGCGCACGCCCGCGCATCTGCGCGAGGGCGGTCAATTCGACGGGACGCCGGATCGGGTAAGGCGTGAGTTGCTGTCGGAGGTCAATCGACTTGTCCTGGGAAGAGACGCGCGAGCGTGGAGCGCCCGTCATCTTATCGTCCTCTCAACTAACGTGCGGCTGCGCGGCGACGGTGAACCGATGGCGAATTCTCGCGAGCCAGATGATCCCGGCGTTGCCGTGTACTTCCGCCGCAATGATAAGCCGGTCTGCCTTGCGTGCGATAAGTACGATCGCGTTTGGAAGAACATGCGAGCCATCCAGAAGACCGTCGAGGCGCTGCGCGGAATCGAACGGTGGGGAAGCTCTCAGCTCCTGGATCGAGCGTTCGAGGGATTCACCGCTCTGCCACATCGCACCGGGCCGTCTTGCTGGGAGCTGCTCGGTCTCGAGCCTGGCGCAAGCGAGGCCGCAATCATGGCTGCGTGGCGTGAGAAGGCTAAGTCGGCTCATCCGGACGCCGGCGGAAGCCATGAGGCTTTTACGGCCCTGTCAGAGGCCAAGTACATCGCGTTGGCGACGGCGCGACAGAACCAAGGAGCGGCGGCATGAGAGCCATCAAGATTTACCCGGACCGGGGGGAAGCGGGTGCCAATGAAAGGGGGGATGCCGATGACCAATAGCTAACACTCAATAGACCACAGCTTGTTGATGCCTCGCTCGCGCGGGGCAGATAAGAGAGCGCCCCGCAGCGGAGGCAAAGCCGCTGCGGGGCAAATTCAGCCCACTCAGATTCGCATGTATAGACCCCATAAATCGCATAAGAACCGCGTTCCCGCAAGTGCTGGAGCGGTTTCCAAGGTATTTGATCTTCGCGCCCATGATGAATGCAGGCGCGAATTGATCACGGCATTGCTGGAAGTGGTGTCCAGGGTCCGACGAATTTACCCGACGGCTGAGAGCCTGGCGGCGTGCAATGAGGTTGCGGAATTGCTGATCGCGGCGCGTGGATCCGCGGCGCTGGTGGACGAGATGCAGCTTTGCCTGGGGTTGGTGGAAGGGAGGGCGGCATGAAGGTAAGAGAGGTTGCAGAGCGGCTGTTCAGCAGTGAGGACGACCTATTGGCTGAACTTGCGCTGATGGAGGACCGCGGCCTAATCCGGATCGAGGATGGCCATGTCCATATCACCGAGGCCGGAGCGGAAGCGCTGGCGCGAAGCAGGGAGGAGGCGGAATGAGCTTGACTGACCAGGATCGATCAGACTCGCAGCGGATCGCGGATCGCGGATCGCGGATCGCGGATCGCGGATCGCGGATCGCGGATCGCGGATCGCGGATCGCGGATCGCGGATCGCGGATCGCGGATCGCGGATCGCGGATCGCGGATCGCGGATCG